CCTAAATCATTCATTTCTTTTGCATATTCTGGGCCTACATATCTCCAATGCCAAGGCTCATATTTAATTTTTGTTATATTCTCCTTATCTGCTGGATATCTTAAAATAAAACCATAATTTTCTGCGTTTTCCATAAGCCATGTAAATGCTTTCTCATCTTCAAAAGCATAATCAACATCATTAAAATCTACTGCCAAGCCTAAGTTATGTTCACTTTTATATGGTTCTCCAATAGATCTTGCAGTTAATGCTTCTGCTTCTTCCATAGATTTTCCTTGTTCTAAGTATTCTTGTATGCTTTCTTCTATTAGGTGCTTTTGTTTTTCTGGATTCCTATATGTAGATTGTGCCCAAATGTGATTTATTCCGGCATCATTCATGTCTAACATCATTTGTACTAAACTATCTGCTACTCTAGAATCAAATTGTCTAGCTTCATCTATATTAGAAAGTGGTGGAACATAATCTTTTGGCATTTCATTTTCATAATTTACTAACATTAAACGCCAATCGCTAAGTTTCTTCATAGATTCTTCTGAAGTAACATGTTCTGTAGCAATAGTATTATCGTAAGTATTTCCTATAATCCCTTCTAAAAGATTATTTTGTGTAGAATTAAACATAGCATCAACTTCCTTACTTTGACCTAAATGGTTTAATATATACACTAATATTATACTAACTAACATTATAATTGATACTACAATTCTATATATAAATACTATTTTATTACTTTTGCTTTGCCCTATATCTTTGTTTTCCACCATTCTCACCTAAAATTATTTTTTTCTTTCTATATAATTCCATGAATCTATACACATTTGTTTTAAATCTCTTTCAGCTTCCCAGCCTAATTCATTTTTTGCTTTTGTTGGGTCAGAATAGCAAGTATCTATATCTCCTGCTCTTCTAGGTGCTATTTTATATGGAACCTTCATTCCTGTAGCCTCTTCAAATGTTTTTACTATATCTAAAACACTATATCCTTTTCCAGTTCCTAAATTGTATATAAATAAACCTTCTCCTTCTTTTTCTAGTTTTTCTAATGCATTAATATGTCCTTTTGCTAAATCTACAACGTGAATATAATCTCTTACACCAGTTCCATCTGGAGTATCATAGTCATTTCCAAATACAGATAATTCTTTTAATGTACCATTTGCAACTCTTACAACATATGGCATCAAATTATTTGGAATTCCTTGAGGTTCTTCTCCTATCAATCCACTTTCATGTGCTCCAATTGGATTAAAATATCTTAAAATCACTATATCCCAAGTATTGTCTGATTTATATACATCTTTTAAAATTTGTTCTATAAATAATTTACTCGTACCATATGGATTAGTTGTTCCTCCTGTTTTGCATTCCTCTGTAATAGGAATAAGTTCTGGTTTGCCATATACAGTTGCAGAAGAGCTAAACACAAATTTTTTAACATTGTTCTCTCTCATAACATCTAATAATGTTAATGTTCCAGAAATATTATTTGTATAATATTCTATTGGCTTTTGAACAGATTCACCAACAGCTTTAAATCCTGCAAAATTCATTACTGCTTCAATATTATTTTCTTTAAATACCTTGTCCAATTTTTCCTTATCAAGATAATTTAATTCATAAAACTTAAATTCTTTGCCTGTAATTTTTCTAATTGCCTCTAAAACCTCTGGTTTACTATTAGAGAAATCATCAACTATAACAACTTCTCTATTTGCATTTAATAATTCTATTACTGTATGGCTACCTATATAACCAGCTCCTCCTGTAACTAAAATTGACATATTAATTCCTCCTTTTTATTACTAAATATTTTATTCTTCAGCATAAATATCTTTGTAAATTTCATAATCTCTTAATATTTTTCTAACATAATTATTAGTTTCTCTAAACGGTATGTTTTCTATATCTGAACCATCCTTTGAAATTGTTTCTTCTGTTAACCACTTATCTACATTTCCACTACCTGCATTATATGCAGTTAATGCAATTGGAATATTTTTATATGTTTCATATAGTGTCGAAAAATATTTAGTTCCAAGTTTTATATTTATTTCTGGATCAAAATAAACTTTTCTTGCATATAGAGTGTCAGTTACTAAACTAACTATCCCTTTTATTATTCTTTTATCATCAACAAACGTACTATCATTTTGCATCACACCTGAATCAAATGGCATTGTTTGACTTTGAATCAAATCTGTTTTTACTGCTTCTGCAGTATCTAATAAAATATCTTGCATTGTTTGATTTATTTTTTTCAAATTTGTTTTATTAAATGTTATTTTCATATCACATCAACTCCAAAGTAGTATGATGAACACTGCCATCCGGATTTCTAGGCCTACTTGCTTGGTATATTTCATATTTGCTATCATTAAATATTACTTCCCCACCACTTATTTTTTTAATGTTTGGTGCTATATCTCCTAGCAATATTACTTTCCCTACAAGTTCAACTTTTTTTCCATCTGCAGTTATTATAATTTTTGTTTTTTCTATAAATCTACATTTTTGATTTTTTAAATCTAAAGAAGTTAAAGGCTCGCCTTCTTCTGACAAGCCTTCTTGATATAATTTAATATCACATTCATTATTTAATAATCTTTCTAAATGCTTTGGATTTAACCTTTTTATCATAGTATTCTATTTGTTAATCCTGTTCTTCTTAAATAAAAAAAGGCTAATTTAGATATGTTTAGTTTATCAGCTATATCGATAGATTCTTTTTCATTTACTGTTAAATCTCCACCAATACTATAGCTTTCTATACTATCATCATCATAAATGCCTTCATCTTTTATATAATCAGCTTGTAAGCAAGTAGCTTTAATTATTAAATCTTTCTGTTGTTCTGTTAAATTATCAAAACCTCTTTTTTCAATTCTTGTTAATGTAGCTTTGTTAATGTCTATTGAAGATAATTCTAAATATTTTTCTATCTCATTTTCCTCTAATGATCCAGAACCATATTTTTTATAATTATCCTCTGTTGCATATTTTTTTATCATCTGCAACACCTCTTATTTTGCTTTTTTTTCTAATTCAGTAACTTTCTTAGTTAGTTCTTCATTAGCTTTCGCTAATTCTTCATTTTGTTTTTCTGTTTCTGCTACTTTTTTCTTTAGTTCTTCATTAGCTTTCGCTAATTTATCAATTTCTTTTTGTAAATTTTTAGAGTCTATTTTTTTGCTAGCTCCTACTTTATTGTATCCTCTAGCTTCATATTGAGCTAATTCTTCTTCTTCGATAGATAATATAACATTATCTTTTTCTATTTTTATTTTATTAGCCATTTTTTACCTCCTATTAAGCAGCTTCTTTCTAATCTTCTAATGGTGCAGTATATGTTGCTGTATCAACATCAACATATATGCTATCAATCTTGTTGTTCTTACCATTTGGAAATACAAATGTATCTGATAAAGAACGATCTTGATATAAATATCCGTCACCTTCTGTATGAGCACCTGGTGCAAAGTAATAAATACTTGAAATTTTAGGAACACATTTTACAGTTAAAGGAGATGCTATTAATACATTAATTTTATGAGATGTATCTGCTACTGGAACAAACCCGTCAGTAAAATCAAATTTATCATAAAACCTTTCATCATCAATGACTTCTATTAGTGTTACTCCATCAATATCTGTTATTCTCGTTTCTAATCCTATTCCACCTTCTGCAATTTGTGTCATTTCAATTTTTCTTGTAAAATCTGTTGATTGCTCTAATAAATCCATAATCGTAGAATTTACATAAGCTATTAATGCACCCATTCCTACATATCTTCTTAATTTTCCTGCACTAAGCATTGCTTTTAATTTAGAATAAACGTTTTCTTTTGTATATGTAGATATATCTGTAGAGCTATGATATCCATCTAATTTTTGTGCTTCTGTAGCAACTTTTGAGAAGAAATAAGCATCTATTTCTGGAACTTGTTGTGTTTTATGGAAAGTTTCAGAAATATTCTTTATAGATGCTGTTTGATTTGTTTCATCAACATCTGCTTTATCTACTAAAAATGATATATCTCTATCATGAGATAATGTAAAAGGAACATCTTCTTGTGCAAAAGTTCCTTTATTCCATCCACCATTTCTATTGTGTGATTTATATCCACTTGTGCTCATCTGAGTAAAATGAAATGTTTTAGCATTTAACCATTTTACAGCTGTAGTAATAAATGGACTTATTAATGATTCTTGCTCCATAATTTCTAATAGGTCTGGAGACCATACCTCTGCATAATTTAATGCCATAATTTATCAATCCTTTCTAAAATGAATTAAATCTATTCCATCTTTTAGTAGGAATAGATTTTTTGTTTTTTTGATTTGTATCAGAGCTTTGTGTTGCTCCGAATTTGAAACCTTTTTCTTCTTTTTGTTCTTCTTTTGTAGTTTTTAGTTCTGGAAATTCGGAAACTACAGAATCAATTTCATCTTTCAATTTTTT